GACAAATTGGATGCATTGGAAATGCGCCATCGGGCGTACGCAGAGATGCGTACGTATCTGAGCGCAGTCCCATCATTAGAAAGCGCAAGATTGCGAGTTCTATTGGAAGGGATTCCTTCTACATCGATGTGTTCATAACTAGCCTAATTGATATGGCTAGTTCATCTGCATATCCAGAAGTCGAGTTATGTCGCGATGTCGCAGAAGTGCGGCATCGTGCCAACCGGGAAGGGATTTCGTTTTTAACAAAAACGTGTCCCTCTTATGCAAAAGCGATTGACATCGCTTTGGCAACCGGTGCTAAGCTACAAGTCCGCGGATTTAAAACCCGTGGCCGGACCCCACTGCCCCTATTTCTAGGGTGGTGGTTAGCTCAGATATTCGATCTGAATGGATGCGAACGCAGTGATGCGCTCGCGGGTGTGCTAGGCAAGTTGCGACAAACACTCTATCTTTTTTATAAGTTAGAGTTGCCGATTGAGGAGGACCAAGCTAATGACGTCATTAACTTGTTTAGAGCTACAGATGCGTCACTTCCGGTGTCAATGCCGGTTCAGGACGCTACCACGACTTGGATCATCCGGGAAGCCAAGAACCTTATTGCTAGGGTTCTCGGCACGGTTGATCCTTTGGGGGCTGATTTTGCCCCTCGTCATGGTCCTGGATCTGTCGCCACAGGTGAGAAGTGTTATGAGAAGCCGTTCTTTAGGCGTCTCTATAACAGATTGGAGAAGAGTTTTCCGCTTGCGGATTATTTCTTCTACAATTATTCTCACTTATGTGATCGATTACAGGAGCTCGAGACATTCGAGTCTATGGAAGCCGGCACTGCGAAAGTAGTGCTGGTGCCTAAGGACTCGCGTGGTCCCCGTCTAATATCATGTGAGCCGTTGGAGTACCAATGGATCCAGCAGGGGTTGATGCGATGTATGGTGAAAGCCATATCTCGACATCCGCTTACTGGTAGTCGTGTGAACTTTATTGATCAGACGATTAACAGGAAGTTAGCCCTTGAGGGGTCTAGAGGTGTACCAATTGCTACACTTGATATGAAGGAGGCAAGTGACAGAGTATCCCTCGCGCTAGTTCGGGAATTGTTCCCGGCGCGGTGGTTCGACGTGCTTTACGCATGTCGCTCCTCTGCTACTCGTCTCCCATCGGGAGAGGTTATGGAACTCAGAAAGTTCGCGCCCATGGGGTCAGCAGTATGCTTCCCCGTGGAGTCGTTAGTTTTCTGGGCTCTCTCAGTCGCGACGATAATGAACATGGAGCCTGAGCTTTCACGCTGGAATGCGTGCTCTCAGGTCTACGTGTTCGGTGATGACCTCATCGTGCCGCTCAAAAACCAAGAGCGTGTACGGCAGATTCTTCCAAAGTTGGACTTGATGTTCAACGATGCGAAGTGCTGCGTGGCAGGATCCTTTAGGGAATCCTGTGGATGCGACGCTTATAAAGGCGTCGATGTCACCCCACTTAGAATTAAGTGCACATGGAGTAATCGCCTAGCTGGCATGGACTACCCTGCTTGGGTCTCGTATCATAACGAGGCTTGTCGCAGGGGTCTCTTTGGACTAGCTGACTTGATCGCTGGACGAATCCAGAAGTCGAGACTCACCCCATATGCTTCAAGTGAAGCATCGGGGTGCGTGTGTCTAGTCGATGACCGTAAAACGGCC